AACTGGCGCGAGTACTCGGTCGGCATGATGTAGAACGTGCGGCGCGGCGAGGGCATCGAGGATGACCTGCTCGTCGCCGACTTCGTCATCACCGAGCGGTCGGCGATCGACTACGTCAACAACGAGCTCCCCGAAGTCTCGTGCGGCTACGACGCCGAATATTCTCAGACCGCGCCCGGCCGCGGCCTTCAGCGAAACATCGTGGGGAACCACGGTGCGCTCGTTAAGCGCGGCAGAGCCGGGCCGCGTGTTTCGATTCGTGACAACTATGGAGTACCCATCATGACTGTTCGGACTCGTGGCAAGCGCTTCTGGGACATGCTCGCGAGCCTCGTTGCTCCGCAGCACAAGGCGACGATCGACGCGATGCGGGAGGAGGAAGAAGAGGAGGAGGGCGGCAGCTCGTACGACAAGCGCCTCAAGGACGCCGAGTCGGAGCTCGAGAAGCTGAAGTCGAAGGACAAGGCCCGCGACGAGGCCGAGGCCTCCGAGAAGGAAGAGAAGGCGAAGCGCGAGAAGGAGGCCGCCGACAAGGCCGCGAAGGACACGATCGTCGAGGCCGAGACCGCGACCACCTTCGGCAAGGGCCAGCTATGGACCGGCGATGCGTGGACCCAGATCAAGTCGAACGCCGAGGTCCTCTCCGCCGGCATCGCGCTGCCGACCACCGACTCCCTCAAGGACAACCGTGGTCCGATGGGGCTCATGCTCGCCGCACTCACCAAGGCCTACACGACCGACGACGGCAAGAAGGTGATCGAGCCGATGCTGATGGGCCGCGAACTCGCGAAGCTGACCGGTGACTCGCTCGTGAGCGTCTTCAACGGCGCTGCCATCGCGATCGCCGCTGGCCGCAACGCGCGCACCGCGGGCGCCACGGTGGGCGCCACCACGCGCGACTCGTTCGGCAAGCAGACGTCGATCGAGACCCTGCAGAAGGCCAACGAGGACTTCTGGAAGCAGCAGAGCGGTAACACGCACTAACGCCCGTCCCCGCATCCATCTCTTTCAACCATCTCGTGAGGTAATTTGACATGACCACGAACACGATTCTCTTCCGGATGCTGCAGGGCATCGCGGGCATCATCACCCGGGTGTGGCAGGCCCAGGTGGAGTCGTTCCCGCTGGGCGCGACCGCCTTCCCGGCCTACGGCCTGCCGTGCAAGATCTCGAGCGGCACGATCATCCCGATCACGTCAACCGGCGATCCGGTCTACGGCATCCTCGCGAAGCCGTTCCCGACCACCGGCAAGAACGCCTCGGACCCGCTCGCGGCCGCGGTGCCTCCGACGACCGGCGTCGCCGACGTGCTGACGAAGGGCTACATCTCGGTGTTCATCCAGAACGCCCCGGCCTCGGTCAATGCGGGCGGCGTCGTCTACGTGCGCTTCCAGAACCCGTCGGGCGCGAAGATCGTTGGCGGTCTCGAGAGTGTGACCTCGGCCGACGTATACGCGCTCACGAACGCGCGCTTCACCGGCAACGTCGACGGCAGCGGCAATGGCGAGATCTACATCGACAACGCCGGCGCGCACGCCTGATCCCTGACCAGCAGCAGCAATCCCTTCGGGCGCCTCCGGGCGCCCTTTTCATTTTTGGAGAACCTCATGAATCTTCGTGATGCGATTCACACCTCGGTCGCAGAGCTGCCGCGTCGTCGGATCCAGTTCCGCGATCACGCGATGCAGACGTTCGACCAGCAGACGGTCGACTCGACGGGCATCTTCCTGGTCGGCGAGCTCGAGCGGCTCGACCCGACGATGAACATGCCGCTCGCGTCGGTGACCTGGTCGCGCGATATCGACCTGCGCACCGACGTTTCGCTGGCGGACGACTTCTCGTCCTTCACGCTGACGCAGTTCGCGGCGCCGTCGGGCACGCCCGGCAGCAACAAGAACTTCCTCGGCAAGCAGTCGACCACGCTGCCCGGCGCGCAGGTGGACATCGGCAAGACGCCGTTCCCGCTGACCCCGTGGGGCATGGAGCTCGCGTTCACGATCTTCGAGCTGGAATCCGCGATCAAGGCCGGCCGGCCGATCGACCAGCAGAAGCTCGAGGTCATCCAGCTCAAGTGGCAGATGGACAATGACGAGCAGGTCTACGTCGGTGACACGACGCTCGGCCTCTACGGCATGCTGAACACCACGCTCCTGACCAACACCGGCAACGCGGTGACGGGCACCTGGGGCACGGCGACCGCCGCGCAGATCCTCGCCGACGTCAACTCGATCCTGACGAGCGCGTACAAGGCGGCAGGCTATGCGGTGATCCCGAACCGCCTGCTCGTCGACCCGACCAGCATGGGCATCCTGATCTCGACGATCGTCTCGAGCGCGGGCAACATCTCGGTCCTCGAGTACCTGAAGCGCAACAACTACTCGACCGCGGTGCACGGCGTGCCGCTCGAGATCCTGCCGTGCAAGTGGCTGCTGGGGACCAACAACCAGAACCCGCTCGGCGTCGCTGCGACGAACAGCATGTTCGCGTACAACAAGAACCGGAAGTACCTCCGCTACCCGGTCGTTCCGCTGCAGCGGACCCCGACGCAGTACCGCGGCGTCCATCACATCGCCAACTACTACGGCAAGATCGGCGCCGTCGAGATGGTGTACCCGGACACCTGCGCGCTGCGCTCCAACCTCGGCTAAGGTGCCAGCCCCGGGGCAACCCGGGGCACGCCTGCCACCCACTCAGGGGAATGATTCATGGCAAAGAAAATCAACGTGCTGCGGGCGTTCGTGTTCTCGCACGCTGCGCCGGATGCGCGCTTCGGCACGGAGCATCCGTTCGCCGTCGGCGAGCATGTGCTCGAGGACGACCATCCGCTCCTGACGCATGACTGGTATCTGAAGGACCGCTGCGACGGAAAGGTCGAGACTGAGGAGGACGTCGCCAAGCGAGTCGCGGCCAAGCAGGCGGCGGCGGATGCCGAGGCCGCCGACGGCCAGCGCCTGATCGCCGAGGCGCAGAAGAAGCTCGACGATGATGCCATCCGCCAGGCGGCGGAGCGGGAGCGCGCGCTGCAGGAGGCGACCGCGGCCGCGAATTCGGCGAAGGGCAGCGGCAGGAAGTAGGATCGTCCGTCCATGGCCATCACCCCTGCCATCCTGCGCAAGCGCTTCCCGGAGTTCGCTGATCCCGGCGTCTACACCGACGACGTGATCGGCTTCTGGGCGGGGATCGCGCAGGGTGATCCGACGCTCGGCAACACCCCGGCGCTCGACCCGACCCGCTGGGGAGGTAACGCCGATCTCGGGGCGATGCTCTTCGTCTGCCATCACCTCGCGATCTCGGCGCCCGACCAGGTCGTTGCGCTCGCGGGCGGCAACCCCGGGCAGGTGCAGGGCATCCTCACGGCGAAGGCGGTCGACAAGGTGTCGGCCTCCTACGATGCGGCGTCCGTGACGATGGAAGACGCGGCGTTCTGGAACATGAGCAAGTACGGCATCCGGTTGCTCACGCTCGCCCGCTACGCCGGCGCCGGCGGCATCCAGCTCTGACCATGGCACGCGTGACGATCACCAAGGACTCCGTCTCGGCGGTGGTCGGCGCCCTCAATTGGCTCACGGGAAAGCAGGTCCTGATCGGGATCCCCGAGGCCAATACGGAGCGCAACGGCGACGAGCCGGAAGGCCCCATCACGAACGCGGCGCTCGGCTACATCCACGAGCACGGCAGCCCGGCCTCGAACATCCCGGCCCGGCCGTTCCTCGTGCCCGGCGTCGAGAAGGCCGAGGAGGCCGCGCTGGTGCCGCTCAAGGCCGCAGCCGAGGCGACGCTCGCGACCGACCGGAAGAAGGCCGAGCGGCTGCTGAACCAGGCGGGCGTGATCGGCATGAACTCGGCGCGTACCGAGATCAACAGCAACATCCCGCCGCCGCTGTCGCCGAAGACGATCCGGAGCCGCAAGTACGCGCGCGGCACGAAGTCGATGCGGCAGGCCGAGAAGCGCTACCTCGAGTTGCTCTCGTCGGGTGCGCAGGCCGCGGGCATGAGCCTCAGTGAGATTCAGGACGCGGCCGGCATCGTGAGCCTCGTGAACACGGGCCAGCTGCGCAACTCGATTACCTATGTCGTCAGGAGCAAGTGAAATGAAATTCGGTCACAAGATTATCGTCGGCCTCATTCTGGCGCTCGGCGTCGTCTCGGTTGGCCTTTCCCAGACCGACATCCTGTCGGCGTGGGCTGCCTCGACCAACACGAAGAACTTCGTGCTCGCGACGCCTGCGGCCGCGAACGGCGCCGTCTCGCTGCGCGCCCTGGTGCCCGCCGACCTGCCGCCGCAGATCTCGACCGGCACCACCTTCACGATCGCCTCGGGCTGCGCCACGGTGAGCGCGCTGACGGGCGGCCCGAACGCCGGCAGCTTCTCGACCACGGCCACCACCTGCACCCCGGTCATCAACCTGCCCACCGCGCCGCATGGCTGGTACTGCCAGGCCTCCGACATCACGCACCCGGTCAATTTCACGCAGACCGCAACGTCAGTGAACAGCTGCACCGTTACGGCGACGACGACCAGCGGCGACGTGATCGTCTTCGAGGCCATCGGCTACTGAGATGCCGACGCTCGATGTCAGCGACCTCGTCCTCGACCCGGACTTCGCGACCACCGGACTGATCCGCGTCCGGAGTTCGGAGGTCGTCGGCGCGGACGGCATCGCTGTGCAGACGCCTGCACAGACGACGTTTACCGGGGTTGTGACGCAGGGCTCGGGCGCAGTGCTCGAGCGCCTGGACGGATCCTCTCGCGCGCGGGACAACATCCTGATCCATACGATCTACCCGCTCCGCGAGAGCGCTGCGGGCTACTCGGCCGACATCGTCATCTGGAACGGCGTCAGCTATACGGTCTCGAAGGTGAACGACTACTCGACCTTCGGCCGCGGCTTCGTGGCTGCGACCTGCGACCGCATCCCGCTCACGGCCTGAATCGGAGCAATTCGTGTCTGACAACACCCAGCTGAATCTCGGCACGGGCGGCGACGTCATTCGCAGCGTCGATCGGACGACCGCGAAGACGCAGGTCGTCGGCCTCGACTTCGGCGGCGATACCGGCGCCGGCAACGAGCAGATCGTCACCACGACGAACCCGCTGCCGGTCGCGGCGACGGACGGCGCTCCGATCGGCGCGGCGTTCACCACGACGACGGTCCCCGAAGTCTCGATCAGCGGCGCGAAGGGCCCCGGTAACGTCGTCGGCGTGATGGCGGTCGATGGCCAGGGCCGGCAGCTGACGGTCGACGCCAACTCGGCCGATCAGATCACGCGCTCGATGACCTCACTCGGCAGCACATCCTCGGACGACGTGGGGAACCCGCGGACGTTGCTCGATGTCATGGACCCGCTGTCGGAGACCTTCGTCCCGCATCCGGTCGCGCCCGCCGGCATCGAGACGACCGGACCGCGCCCGGCAGCGCTCTCGTTCCCGGTGACGCTCGCGAACGAGCAGGTCAACGACGCCAACTTCGGCCCGCTCGGCTTCCCGCCGGGCAACCTCAACATCAACGTCCTCACGGGCACCGCGGCTCCGGTCGACTGCTCGCAGTACCGCTCGATCGGCCTGCAGCTGAACACCGTCACGAACGGCACAGGGACGGTGACGTTCGAGTGCTCGCAGGACGGCGTCTCGTACGTCGCGCTGCCGCTATTCGACCAGGCGAGTCCGACGAACGCGCCGGTAACCTTCGTCGCCGTGGGGGCCAACACCCAGCGCTTCTTCGCCGGGGCGATCCCGTTCCGGTACTTCCGGGCGCGGATCTCGACCGCGGTTGCCGCGGGCACATTGCAGGCGTCTGCACGGCTCAGCATGGCGGCGTTCTCGGCCACCTATGAGCAGATCGCCTCGTCGGCGGCCTACACCGCCGTCAACGTCGGTAGCGTCGGCGGCACTGGCGTCGTGACCGGTGGCGTCGCCGGCACGCTCGCCGTCGGCGGCAACGTCGCGGACGGCTCGGCGCCGACGCTCAATTCGCAGCGGGTCTCCGGAATTGATCCCGCCGGGCTGCTGCGGACCGTGCTGACGGATCGCACGGGGGCCGTCGCGATCCAGCCGGAGCCGGGAGTCAATGGGACGCCTGGGCCACCCGAGACGATGTTGCTTGTCCTTGCCCAGCTCAAGGTAATGACGTTCTACCTGCGCGAGCTGTCGAGCTCGCTCAACTCGGGCGTCCCGATCGCCGATGACGAGGCGGCAATCCTCAACGATCCGACATTGTTCAACTAAGGAGTTTTCGTTATGCAGCTACAGAACGCAGTCGCCGCCGGCGTCGGTCCTCAGTCGGCGTCCCCCGGTGCCCTCATCAACTCCCGCGCCGGCCAGCTCGGCGACATGATCGTCAGCGAGCTGCAGGGCCGCCTCTACGAGCAGACCTACCGCGGCAACAAGTTCGTCTCGGGCCTCGCCGCGCTCACGGCGATCACGAACGCGACCTTCACGGTGGCAACGCTCGGCGCGACCTGCACCCCGATCCTCGGCGTGTGGAACCCGGGCACCTCGACCGTCAACCTGGTCATCGCGCAGGCGACGCTCGCGGCGGCGATCACGGCGCTCACGGCCACCGGCGGCGGCCCATACGTCTGGTGCGGCTCGACCGGCAACAACGCCCTGACGCTCGGCTCGGCGCCCTTCAGCCGCAAGACGCTGGCCGCGGCCGGCTCGCAGGCGAAGAACATGTCCGGCGTGGCCCTGACCGGTCTCACGAACAACCTGGTCGCGATGTTCGGCTCGGCGCTGGGTGGCGGCTCCTCGTCGAATGCCTCGTTCGTCGGCACCGCGGCGGGCATGCAGACCACCCTGCAGGGCTTCGTCGAGAACTTCGATGGTTCGCTGATCGTGCCCCCGGGCGGCGTGCTGGCGCTGCTCGCGACCACGACTCCGGTCGCGCACTCCGCGGTCGGCTCGATCGTTCACGACGAAGTCCCGACCTGATCGGCTGATGACTGATGCTCCTATGGTCGTTGAACCTCGGCACGCCGGCATCGAGCTTTGCCGGCGCTGCCCAGTCCTCGACGACCGTAGCGGGCATCCTTTCGACCCAGATCCAGCTCGCGGCGGCGGCGGCCTCGGTCTCCGCTGCCGCGGCGCAGCTCTCGACGACGATCCAGCTGGGAGGGTCGCCGGCCGACGTCTCGACGGCCGCCGCGGCCCTGACGACGGCGGTCCAGCTGGCGGCGTCGCTGACCTCGGTTTCTGGCGCCAGCGGCGTCCTGACGACCGGCATCCCGCTTGGCGTGGCGCTGACGAGCGCCACGGCGGCGTCCGGGCAGCTCACGACGGCCATCCAGCTGGCCGGTGCGGCGACCGATAGTTCCGCGGCAACGGGCTTCTTGCCGGGCGCAGCGGCGCTCGCGGGTGCGGCAGCCGATGCCTCGACGGCGACCGGCCAGCTGACGATCGGGGCCCTCCTGTCGGCGGCCGCCCAGTCGGTGAGCACGGCGATCGCGAGCCTCACGACGGCGCTGCAGTTCGCAGGCGCGGCGATCTCCGTCGATCAATTGACGGGTGTCCTGACGGTCACCATGGCGCTCTCGGGCGGCGCGGTGTCCGAGAGCGATGCATCGGGGACGATGTTCGGAACGTCGGCGACCGGTGGCTCGATGCTTCCCGAGGATGAGCCCGCACAGGCTCTCCCGGCTCCCTACGGCTACCTGCTACCGACGATCCAATGAACGCAGTCGTCACCACCTCGCCGCTGATGGACGCGGCGCTCGATGCCGTGTTCCAGGCGCTCGTCGTCGGCATCACGGGGCTGCCCGGAACGTTGGTGCGCCCACGCTGGCAGCCGGTGCCCCCGACACAGCCTTCGGTGACGACTAACTGGGCGGCGATCGGGGTGACCACGAACGCGGCGGACGCGGGCCCTGCGATCCTCCATGACGGCACCGGCTCAGGCGCCGACATCTACATCCGCCACGAGGCGATCACGGTCCTCGTGACCTTCTACGGCCCGAACAGCCACAAGTTCGCCTCGCTGGTCCGCGACGACATCGCGATCCCGCAGAACACCGAGGGCCTGCTCGCGCTCGACATGCGCTTCGTTTCGAGCGATCCGATTCGCGCGGTGCCAGAGCTCGTCAACCAGCAGTGGCTGCGGCGCCGGGATATCGCGCTTCAGTTCCGCCGCAAGATCACGCGCAGCTACCCAGTCCTCAACCTGCAGTCGGCTGAGGCGGTCGTCCAGGACGACACGAACCTCGAGATCGACGTGACGGTGCCGCCGAACGGTCGTCTACCCGCTTAATTCCCCGGAGCATCTGAAATGCCAAACATCGGTCTGTCCCTGAACGACGTCGTGAACGTCAGCGTCTCGCTGACCCCGACGGCCGCGCAGCAGCGCAACTTCGGCAGCCTGCTGATCCTCGGTGACTCGCAGGTCATCGACACGACGCAGCGCATGCGCCTCTACACGTCCCTCGCGGGCGTCGCCGGCGACTTCGGCTCGAGCGCCCCGGAGTACTCCGCGGCCGCGCTGTTCTTCGGCCAGTCGCCCCAGCCCGCGCAGTGCTACGTCGGCCGCTGGGCCAGCACCGCGACGCCGGGCGTCCTGCAGGGCGGAGTCCTGGGTGCAAGCCAGCAGCTGCTCACGAACTTCACCGGGATCTCGAACGGCGGCATCGGCATCACGATCAACGGCACGGTCCACAACCTGACCGGCATCAACCTGTCGGGCGTGACCAACCTGAACGGAGTCGCCTCCGCGATCACGACCGCGCTCGGTGGCTCCGGTACCGTCACCTGGAATGCCACCAACGGCAACTTCGCGGTGACGAGCGGCACCACGGGCGTCGCCTCGACGGTCGCCTTCTCCACCGTCGGCGCCGGCACGGACCTGTCGGTGCTCATGGGTCTCGGTTCCACCGGTGGCGGCTACGCGGTCGCGGGCATCAACGCCGAGACGCTGCTCGCCGCGGTCACCGCGCTCGACCTGCAGTCGAACGCCTGGTACGGCCTGCAGATCGCCGCCACGGCCGCGATCACCGACCCGCAGTACGTCGGAGTCGCCGGCTACATCGAGGCGGCAAGCGTCACCCGGATCTTCGGCGTCACGACGCAGGAGCCGGGCGCCCTCTCGGCCGTCAGCACGTCCGACCTCGCGTACCTGATGCAGGCCTCCGGCTACCACCGGACCTTCGTCCAGTACTCGAGCTCGAGCCCGTACGCCTCGGCGTCGATCTTCGGCCGCGCCTTCACCGTGAACTTCAACGGCGCCGGCACGATGATTACGCTCAAGTTCCAGCAGGAGCCGGGCATCGTCCCGGAGCTCCTCACGGAGACCCAGGCGGCCGCGCTCACCGCGAAGAGCTGCAACGTCTTCGTCTACTACAACAACCAGATCGCCATCCTGCAGCAGGGCACGATGGCGAACGGCCAGTACTTCGACGTCGTCCACAGCTCGGACTGGCTGCAGAACGCGATCCAGACCGCAGTGTTCAACGTGCTGTTCACCGTCGGCACGAAGGTCCCGCAGAGCGATGCCGGCGTGAACCAGCTCATCGCCGCGGTCTCGCAGCAGTGCGACCAGGCGCGCATCAACGGCATGATCGGCCGCGGCGTGTGGACCGGTCCGCCGATCGGCAACCTCGCCACCGGCCAGACGCTCGGCAATGGCTACTACGTGTACGCGCCGCCGATCGCGTCGCAGAGCCAGGCCGACCGCGCCGCGCGCAAGGCGCCGGTGATCCAGACGGCGATCAAGCTCGCCGGCGCGATCCATTCGTCGAACGTCCTCGTCAGTGTCAACCAGTAACCGGAGCGCCCCATGTCTGCAACCTATAGCTTCAACGACGTCGTTGCGACGCTCGCTGGGCCAACCGGCTCCGCGAACCTCGGTTACGGCGCCTCCGTCGCCGACGAGGGCATCAAGGTCGCGGCCGCCGGCGACAAGAACACGATGCGGATCGGCGCCGATGGCGGTGGCATGCACTCGCTCCACGCCGACAAGTCGGGCGTGGTCACGGTACGGCTCCTGAAGGTGTCGCCGATGAACGCGGTGCTTCAGGCGATGTACGACGCCCAGGCCGCGACCTCGACGCTCTGGGGCCAGAACACGATCGTCGTGCGCCAGACTGCGAGCGGCGACATCACGACGGCGGTGCGCTGCGCGTTCAAGAAGAAGCCCGACCTCGATTACGCCAAGGACGGTGACATCGTCGAGTGGGGCTTCGACGCGATCCACATCGACACCGTCCTCGGCGTCTACTAGGAGCCGTGACGATGATCGAGTTCGAACAGAACGGCCAGAAATACAAGGCCGAGAAGCTGCCGGCGATGCAGCAGTTCCACGTCAGCCGCAAGGTCGGGCCGCTCGTCCCACCGCTCGTGCCGATCTTCCTCGAGGTCGCGCGCAGCGGCATCCTCGAGATCCAGACGCCGGCCGAGGAGGGCGAGGGCAAGAAGACCCTGGAGGTGCCGAAGCTCAACCTCGACCGTCTCGCCATGCTCTTCCAGCCGTTCATGGACGGTCTTGCGGCGATGAAGGACGAGGATGCGGAGTACGTCCTCGCGACGTGCCTGCTCACCGTTCGCCGCCGCGTCGGGGATGCGTGGCAGCCGGTGTGGAACGCGCGCGCGAAAATGCCGATGTTCGACGACCTGAATGACGTCGGTCAGCTTTGGCCCATCGCCATGCACGTCCTCAAGGATAGCCTCGGCCCTTTTATCAACGGCCTGCTTATGAGCCAGCAGGCCGCACTGGCCGAGGCTCTCGGGTAGAGCTCAGGAAGCTGCCCGACGACGAAGAGTGGCTCCTCGCGCCGGTGGCCGCCGGCATGTGCCGTTACGAGTCCCTCAAGGACGGCACGCTCGATCTCGCAGACATCGCCCTGATGAACGACATGCTCGCGCTGCGCGTCGACAACGAGCGGCTGCTGAGAGACGCCGCGGAACGGAGCAATGGCAAACGATAGCAACGTCATCCGCGAATTCTTCGTCGCGCTGGGCTATAAGCAGGACGAGGCCGGGCTCAAGAAGTTCGTCGCGGGCATCGAGGCGGCCACCAAGACCGTCCTCGCGCTCGGCGTTGCCGTCGAGTCCATGGCGGTCGGCGTCGCAATCGGCGTCACGCGCTTCGCGAACAACCTCGAGGCGCTCTACTTCGCCTCGCAGCGCGTCGGCGCTTCGGCCGTCAACCTCAAGGCGATCGACCGT